TTAACTACATTAAAAGACGAACTATTCAACTACGTTGAAAAACGCCTAGGTGGCGGTATTGTTGACGTTGAACTAGATCCTGATCATTACGAAGTAGCATACGATAAAGCACTAACTACCTACAGACAAAGAGCTCAAAATGCTTATGAGGAAAGTTATGCTGTTATTGAAATGCAAGAAAATCAAAACACTTACACACTTCCGCAGGAAGTTAGTTCAGTAAGACAGGTATTTAGACGTACTATGGGTGATGCTACAGGTCCTTACTCGTCAAGTTTTGATCCGTTTTCATCTGCTACATTAAACGTTTATCTGTTAAACTATTCATATGGTGGCGGTCTAGCAACCTATGACATGTACACACAGTATGTAGAAATGGCCGCAAGAATGTTTGGTGGTTTTATGAACTACACATTCAATCCTGTGACTAAAGTATTAAGTTTAGTGCGTGATCCTAAATCATCAGGTGAACAAATACTACTTTGGACTTATAACCTAAAACCAGAAATTATTTTACTACAAGACAATGCTATGAAGCAGTGGTTGAGAGATTATACTTTTGCCGCAAGTAAAATGATTATCGGTGAAGCCAGAGAGAAGTTTGCTTCAATTGCAGGTCCTCAAGGTGGTACAGCACTTAATGGCTCTTCAATGAAAGCAGAAGCACAAGCAGAAATGGACAAACTAATTGACGACTTAGCAACATACACAGATCACTCACAACCATTAACTTGGGTAATTGGTTAATGAAAATATCAGAAATCATCACAGAGGGTGTTGTCTATGCTCGTACAGCCAAAGGTGGTGCAGGCGGAAAAGCATCTGTAAAACAAAAATGGCGTTGTGATGCGGGTCCAAGAGCTGGTCGTATTGTAGCAAAACCTGCAGACTGTGGTGGATCAATTGATGTTAAAAAACGAGCTCAAATGAAAAAGACTCGTGCTAGAACTAAAATTAGACAAGCACGTAAGGCTAAAAAGACTAAAAAGTTAAATGTAGCAAGTAAGATCATGCAGGCTCTAAATAAGTTTCATCGCAGAGACTTACAGAAACACGCACTCAAACGTAAATCAGTAACACAAAAACGTCCTACAAGACCAACACGTCCAACACGTCCTCAACGTAAAGCAAGAAAATTCAAATAAGGTTGACATTATAATCCAATGGTAGTATAATACTAGTATGGATTTAATGATTGACATTGAAACTCTGGCTACAGGCCCTGACGCTATGATTATGACAATAGCGGCTCAGGCCTTTGACCCACTATCTACGGGCTGGCCTGACAGGCATTTTTATGCTAGAGTAACACCCGAAAGCCAACCAAATCGTAAGACAGACGACAACACCATTGAATGGTGGGCACACCAAGTTCCTGAAGCACAAAAAGAAGTATTTGAAGAAATAGGCAGACGCAGTCTGCACGAGTGTTTAGAAGAACTAGGTAAATTAATATGGCAAAGCAACAAAGTATGGGCTAATGGTATTTGCTTTGATATGAACATACTAGAACACGCATTCAAAGAATACGGTATTGCACTGCCTTGGAAATTTTGGAATGTCCGTGATGCTAGAACTGTATATGCACTATGGCCAGACATGCCCGAAGTTAAGTCAGCAAGCCACCATGCTTTAGATGATTGTAAACGTCAAATAACTATGTTACAATCATGTATTAAACACCTAGGAGTACAGAGGTTAAAATGATTATAGCAATTAGCGGACTTATAGGATCAGGTAAAGACACAGTAGCAGACTATCTTGTTAACCTACATGAGTTTAGAAGAGAAAGTTTTGCAGGCAACTTAAAAAATGCTATGTGTGAAATATTTGGTTGGGACCGTGAAATGCTAGAAGGACGTTCAAAATCAAGTAGAGAGTGGCGTGAACAAGTAGACGAATGGTGGGCAGAACGTTTAGGAATACCGCACTTAACACCACGCTGGATTCTACAGCATGTTGGCACAGATGTCATCAGAGGACAGTTTCATGATGATATGTGGTTAGCAAGTTTAGAAAATAAACTACGTAAAACAGATGACGACATTGTTATCTCAGATGTCCGTTTTAAAAATGAAGTCAGAATGTTAAAAGATCTAGGTGCTGTCTGTGTTCAAGTAGTTAGAGGTGATAGACCTGAGTGGTACACAGAAGCAATTAAAGCAAACACATATAAAGATAAACTAGCCGTGGCAAATGCTAGACAAAATCTAGAACATGTTTATAAAGTACACCGTTCAGAATATGATTGGGTAGGTACAGATTTTGATGTTACACTAGACAACAATGGGTCGTTAGATGATTTATATGCTCAAGTAGAAAAACTTGTTAGTGTTAAACATCTGGAGCAAGATCTCCAGGCTTCCATGTCGAATCCTGCCGTTGTATAAGCACACCACAGTTTAAACAAACTGATCTTAAATTAATTAATTCGTTGTTATTTAGATTACCGTCTATGTGATAGACCTGTATTTGACTACCA